TCTGCAGATTTATCAGGAGATGAAGCTATGACTAAATCTGTACTTAATGGAGATGATTTACATTGTATGTTAGCTAGGGTGTTATTTCCTGAATTAGAATCATTATCTGATGATGAAATTGTAGAAAATCATTCTGATAAAAGAAAATTTTCTAAAGCACCTAGATTTGCTATGCAATATGGTGGAAATGGTTATACCCTTCATGTTAATGAAAATATTCCATTGAGAGAAGCTGAAGATATTTTTGCAAAATTTACTCAATTACATAAAGGATTGTTTGAATGGGGTGCAAAACAACTTGAATTAGCTATTAAACGTGGATACATTAAATCTGCAGATGGATGGAGGCTTTATCTTCCTAAGTTTGATTGGTTCCAGGGAATGCATAGAGAGATTCAAGCTATGACTAAATCAGATTGGGAACGTTATAGAAGAGGTAAAGCTGAAAAGAAACGTGAATATGATATTAAAGAAAAGAACTCTAAAAGAGCAAAAGGAGAAAAAGCTTTGGTATTTGAACCTGTTAATAGATCAGATTATGAATATTACACTAGAAAACGTAAAATGGTAGGAGATTATTTCTCATTACGTAGTACATATGCAAGATTGGCTTTAAATAATCCTGTACAAACTACTGGAGCTCATCAAATGAAATTAGCTTTATCATTAATATTTGAATGGATTGTATCTAATGGTTATATGGATGTAGTATTGATGTGTAATGCTGTTCATGATGAAACAGTATGTGAAGCACCTGACCATTTAGCTGAAGAAGTAAAAAATATAGTAGAATCCAATATGCGTTTAGCTGGTAATCTATATTTAGAAAATCTTACAATTAAAGCTGATGCAGCTATAGGAGATACTTGGTGGGAAGCTAAATAATTTTAATTATGATTAATAAAGTTTTTAATCACTTTAATTTAGGTAAAGTTAAAGTAATTTCTAAAGTTGAAAAATCAAGAACCAAATATATTGTAAAAGTATTAAATCGGGGGGCTGGGTGGAATAAAATTACTCAGTCTTATACCGGTGTAAAAACAAAAAATGGATGGTTTAGAGGAGAAAACAGAGAATTTGATACAGAGCATATTGTTCATAAAAAAACATTAAAATGAAATTAACAGGAAAATGTAAAAAAGATTTTGAGAAGTGGTATAATTTGGAGTATCTGTTTGGAATTCATCATATTGTTGAATTTAGTATTGATGATTTTTATAATCTTCCATTGCACTCAATGCAATACGGAGTGTATGTAGATTTCTTTGATAGTGTTGGCATACACATAAGTACAAATGCGTACAGCCCTAAAGAATTATCAACTGCTTATTGGTACGACATACAACCACAAGAAGTTGATTGCACAGGGCAAAATACACGCCAAGAAGCAAGAACAAAGGCAATAGAAAAAGCAAACGATATTTTTCTGGGAAGTCCCTTTTCCTAAAACAAACAGAACAAATGTTGCTCAACATTTATTAGAATATCAGCTTAATATAATAGGTAAAACTACAGCTGATACTAAAAAAGAACCTGATTGGTTTAACAAATGGAAAATTAGTGATACAGATCATCAACTTCTTAAACAATATGCTTTAAAAACTCTTAAAAAGATTTTTAAATTTAATACATCAAAAGCAAAAGAAACTTTTGAATGGTGGAGATTACATTTTGGATTACATATAAAACCAGATAAAAGAAAATGAAACACGATATTGAAAGAGAATACCTTATAAATGATATGTTAGCTAAAGAAACTAAATGGCTAGAAGAAGAATATTTTTATGAACAAGAAAGGAAGAAACAACTTCCTGCAATTATAACTGTAGAAATACCATGGATGAAAAAAATTCGAGAATCATTACTGATAGATTCTCAAAAAATAAAGAAGAGTTAACAGAAAAAGATTTCTGGGAAATTGAAAATAGTATACCAATAACGCATGATAACGATTAATTATGAAATTAGATATTACAGATCATCATTTTATAGAATTACATAAAAAAGGTTACACTATGGATATGGTTGTAATTCTTGATTGGGCTAATAGAGGATTATCTTTAGATCATATTATTGGAGGTAGTAAAAAAATTGAAGCAATTCATAATACTATGCTCAGAAAAGGACTTTTAACTGATGAAAATAAAATCACTGCAATAGGTGCAGAAATATTAACATTTATCAGTAAGAAAACAAATAGAAAATTTGAGAAACCTAAAGTTAAAAAAGGAGATTTTGATAAATGGTGGAGTGTGTTTCCCTCAAATGATAAATTTGAAATTGGAAACAGAAAATTCGGGCCTACACGTTCTTTTAAAACTTTAAAAGAAGATTGTAGGTTAATGTTTAACAAAATGGTTTTAGATAAAGAATTTACAGCTCAAGAAATAATTGATGCTACATTGTATGATGTTAATCTTAAAAAGAAGAGGTCATATACTAAAAATAGTAATCAATTAAAATATCTTCAAAACTCTGCTACATACCTAAGACAAAAAACATTTATGGGATTTGTAGGTATGGGTACAGGAGAAGATCAATTACCAAAATCAAGAATTAGTAAAGGAAGTATAGATATATAATGGGAATAGGAAAAAAATCAGGAAAACAAACTAAACTTACAACACAAATAGCTAACGAAGCTAAAAAAGTTGTAAAAGAAAATATCAGTAATTTTAAAAGATTATTTCACGAAATAGAACGTGGAATTGAAGGGAAGAACAGAGGTATTCCTATGGGATTTAATCGACTGAATAAATATATAGGTATTAGAAAATCTATGTATTATTTAATTGGAGGATTAACAGGGAGTGGTAAAACATCATTTATAGATGATGCCTTTGTTCTTAACCCTTTTGACTGGTATTATGAAAATCATATCAAAAATAACCGCACAGACATTCGCTTAAAGATTAACTACTGGTCTATGGAACGCAGTAGAACTTATAAACTAGCTAAATGGTTAGCTAGAAAAATTTATATAGATAAAGGAATTGAAATCCAAGTATCTAAGCTCCTGGGATGGACAAATGACAAACTTACTGAAGAAGAACTAGAATTAGTTAAACAGTATGAAGACTACATGGATGCTATGGAAGAGGTTATTCACATATATGATGGAGCAGAGAACCCTGTAGGTGTTGCTAAAGAAATAAAAAAGTATGCTTTAAAGCATGGAAAGATAGTAGATGTTGATGAATACAATAAAAAATACATTCCTAATGATGAGAATCTTATTACATTATGGATAGTAGACCATATTGGTTTATTAAAAACTACTAAAGCACAACCTACAAAGAAACAAGCCATAGATAAAATGTCTGATGAATTTAGATATTTTCGTGATTTGTGTGGATTCAGTTTTGTTGCTGTTAGTCAGTTTAATAGAAGTATTGCTAATCCAATACGTATTAAAACTGGAGATGTAGAACCTCAATTAGAAGACTTTAAAGAATCTTCATCTACTCAAGATGATGCTGATGTTGTATTTGCTTTATTTGATCCAATTAGATATAAAGTGGAAGATCCTTCTGGATATGATTTGGATCAACTTAGAGATGAATACGGTGCAAAGTATTTTAGAAGTGGAAGATTAATTAAAAATTCTTATGGTGAGGATGATATTAGAATTGGTTTTGCGTTCATGGGCTCTATAGGTTATTTCAAAGAAATGCCAAAATTTAGAGATATGACAGATGAAATCTATGAAGAAATAAGAACAAAAATATTCTTTTTAAACTAAGATTATGAAAAAACACTTAATAATATTATTAATTACAGTTGGATTATTAGCATTTGCTATTTACTATTTGATTAAAACAGATTATGTTAAATCTAAAACAATAACAAATACTACTTATGTAAATCTTGAAGAACATGTAAAAGTTACTAAACTTAACTCAAATAGATGGTTTTCAATAATAACAATTGATAAATGTGAGTATGTATTATATAGTTCAGATAATGCAGATTTTTCAAGAGCTGGATTAACTCACAAAGGAAATTGTAAAAACCATTAAAATTATGGGAAAATTAATGAATAGGTTGCAACAGCAACTAAAAACAGATAAAAAAGAAGATGCTAAAGAATGTATAGCTGTATATAATCATATGGTTAGGCATACAGGACATCTTTGGTCAAGTGAATGGGAGAAATTAGTTATTCCTAAATTTAAAGGATTTCCTAGTAATGATAGAACTTATAGTTTAAGTCATATAGGAAAGATGTATTTAAAAGGTATGAAATATGACAATCAAAAGTAGAAAATATGAATTACCAGTGAATTATGATGAATTAGTACCTCATCAAAAACGTGCTGTACGTATGCAATATATACGCGAACAAAACAATAAATGTTGTTTTTGTGGAGGTAGATTAGACCATTTACCTAAAGAACAAGTTAGAGATGCAGAGATTAATTGGAAGTTATTTCCAGAAAATTTTAAAGAGCACCCAGTACATCTTCATCATAATCATGACACTGGTTTAACAATAGGAGCTGTGCATATGAAATGCAATGCATATCTCTGGCAATATAAAGGAGAATAATTATGTTAGATCGAAGAAAATTATTAACTGTAACAATGTATATAAATACAACAAAATTTAATCCTATAGATGAAAAATGGGATATAAAATTTGAAAGAGATGTGATACAACATATCAAAACACCTGCATTTATGTTTAGTACAAAATCAATGAATACTGCTGTAACGAAAGTTGCAGATTTAGTAGCAAGACACCCTGAGTTTTATTTTTGTAAAATTGAAATAAAATGATTGAAAAAAATAAAAAAGGAAAAATAACCTGGGTTGATTATAAAGAATGGCTATTAATAGGAATGATAATATTTATAATGTTTGACCTTATTGATGTAGCCATTGAATGGACTGATATTTTATTTCAAATAAATGAATTTTGGTATTGGTATATAGCATTACTTGTTATAGTTAAAATAGTGTACAATTGGTTCTTTATAACTGTAGCCTATTTTATTTTAAAAGCATTAAAATTAATATGAGAAGAACATCAATAGAAACTTACAGAGAAATAAGAGATAGTGGATTATTAAGCAGAATAAGACTACTAGTTTTAGAAGAAATTGCAAATATTGATCAGCCATTTACAGCTAAAATGGTTGAAAAAAGAATGAATACTTTCCACAATATACGTGGAAGTTGGAAAACACTTTCATATTTAAGAGATGTGGGAGTGATCGAAGAGATAGGAGAAACTAAATGTCCTATATCTGGAAGAAATGTAATCCAGTGGCAAATGACAGGAGAGCTACCTGTTACTCCTACAAGAGAATTAAAACCAAGAAACTTAAATAAGTGTATTGATTATATTTTAGATCATATGTCTGATAATAGTATAATGTCACTTACTAGACGTGACTTAATAAATTTAAAATCATGACATTAAGAGATAAACGACAAAAAGAATTTGCTGACATTTGGCTTAATCATAGGTTTGGTATTTTAGATTTATGTCCTAGATTTGGAAAAATCTACACTACTATTAACATTTTAGAGCAATTACCAGATAACATTGATATACTTATTGCTTATCCGGACAAAAAAATACAAGAATCCTGGGAAGAAGATTTTAAAAAACGTGGATATGTAAATCCTAATATCACTTACACTACACATCTTTCTATTCATAAGTATGAAGATCAAAAGTTTGATTTAGTAATAATTGATGAAATACATCTTTTATCTGAAGCACAGATAGAAGCATGTAAAATGTTACTATTAATCAATAGAGATGTATTAGGACTCACTGGAACATTATCAGACAAATCTGCAGAAACTTTATTGTATTCTTTAGGATTAAAAACTATAGGTTATTATCCTGTAGAACAAGGTATCAAAGAAGGTGTTATTGTAGATTATAAAATTATTGTACATAAGGTTCCTTTAGATGATAAGCGTAGGGGAATGTTCAAAAAGAAAAATCGAACTGAAAAAGCACAATGGAAAGCATTATCATGGGTTATTAAACAAAAAACCTATGGAGGAGAAGATACTATGTTCTTGAGACTTGCAAGAATGAGATTAATTCAAAGTAGTGAAGCCAAACGTCTTAAAACTATAGAATTATTAGAACAACATAAAGATGAAAGAATACTAGTATTTTGTGGAACAATTAAAATATCAGATAATTGAAAATCTTGCTCAAAAGATTTTTAGATGTATGGGAATGGAATATGATACTCCAGATAAAAAAGCAGAGATACATATCATTACTACAACTGAAGAAGTTGAGCAAAGATGGTTAAAGAAAGCTTTAGAATTTTTTGATACAAATAAAATTTATTATGCCTAGAGTTGTTATTAAAAATAAAATATGTAAAAATTGTGGAGGTAATGAATGGTACACATATACAAATAAATCTACTGGTAGAATTAGTTATCAATGTGTTAAATATAGGAAAATTTTAGATAAAAATTATTCAAATAAATATTATCAAAACAATAAAGAACGCTTTGCTAAAAATGCTAAAAAATATAGAAATACTAAAAGAGGCAAAGAATCATTAGAACGTGCTAGAAAAAAAGAAAGAGATAATTTGACAGATAATTACATTCGACAGTGCATCTATACTAATATTTACAATACTACAGGAGAAAAAATTGTAAGAAAAGATATTCCTGAAGATGTAATTAAAGAATATCGTCAAATACAAATAGCAAAAAGAGAAGTTAGAAAATTAAATAAATTAAAGAAAAATGGGACAAAAGAAACAAATTAGGAAAATTAGAAAGAATACGTTTAAAATGGGCAATAAAATGTTCAAAGCGTATAAAAAGAAAGGAGGAACTAAACAATTAAGAGCTAGTGTAAGAGCTTATGATGTAGCTTTAAGAGCGATTAAATATCAAATTTTATACGATAAAAATTCATAATTTTTAAAATTAAAAAGCTTTGAAACCTTTGTTATTACTAGGTTTTTTCGTATATTGTAGTTCTGTTATTAATAAAAAAATCTTATAAATTATGAGTAGTGAAGCTAGAGAATTAACATTACCAGATGAAGTCACCAATAGTACAGGAAAAAGTCCCAGAGACCTTGTGATTATTTCACAACCAAAAATGGGAAAAAGTGCTATTTTCGGTGACTTTACTAGTAAATATAATGCTCTTGTATTTAACTTGGAAAAAGGAGGATATGAGTACATTAATGCAAGAAAAATTGATATTCATGAGTCTGAACAAACTACAGATGAAGAAGCATTTTTCAAATACATTCAATGGAGGAACAAACTCGTTGCAGAAAAGGGTAAATACAAAGTATTATTAATTGATGGGCTTTCTGATTTAGATGCTATGTCTGAATTAGGTGGTACATTAATGTATATGAAATCCACAATTGGGAAATATTTTAACTGTAAAGTTAAAAAAAGACCTGAAAGTGGTTATTATGAACCAGGAGATCCAGGGTTCAAAAGTGTTCTAACACTTGCTGATGGTGCAGGCTATAGATGGACAAGAGAATGGTTTTTACAACAAATCAATATCTTCCGTCAAATAGCACCACATAGAATTTATGCTGCTCACATTGTCGATAAGTATATTAAAGATAATACTAGAGATGAAGTGGTCGGACAGGAAATCGCTCTTACAGGGAGGCTTAAAAACATATTCGCGTCCAAAGTGACTGCCCTAGGGAAGCTGATAGCTGATGGCGATAAACGATACATAAATTTTGATGTGTTAAATGATAGCCTAATTGCAGGTAGTAGAGCACCAAACCTAAAAGGTAAAATCTTTGTATCTGAAAAACAAGATGATGATACAATTGTTACTGATTGGAAACACATTTTTGATGTGAAGGATCTATTAAATTAAATTATTAATGCTAATTAAAAAAGAATGAGTACAAGTATTAAAGGAAAGGTTCGTGAACCTATTGAAGACTTTGTTAAGAGAGTCGGGTTGGTTGAAGGTAACGTTGTTGCTATTAATCCAACATTAAAAGAGTGGGAAGAAGACTTAGGTTTTCCTGTTAAGGAAGACCAAGATGGAGAATTCGAGTACACTGGAACAAGTAAAGATGGAAATCCTTATTTAAGGGTTGATATTTGGATGAAAAGAGAAGGTGGTGAAGATTTGTTTAAAATTGTTTTCTTCTTAGAAGACAAAGTTAGACAAAACCGCGATGAAACTAAAACCCAATATATTAACAACATCGGAAATTGTTCATGGGCTGAAACTGAGGAAGACCTCAAACCTTGGTTTACTAAAAGACCTTATCGTGAAGCGTTCAATGGAGAAGAAGACTTCTACAATTTTGTTCGCACATGGTTAGGTGCTTTAGATTACAGAGATCCAGATACAGAACTTCAACTTGATTGGAAACAATTAATGAGAGGTGATCTATCTGACCTGAAAGAGCAAATAGGAGGTGAGTATGCAACAACATTTGTAGCATTGGCTACAGTTGTTAGCAAAACTAAAGAAAATGATGAGGGAGTAGAAGAAACTGTACAATATCAAGGTATTTACAATAGAGCTTTTCTTCCTCAATATTGTATGAAGTATTTCCGTGCTATGGATTATAATGATCCTATGGTACAAAGCACTGTGCAAAGTAAAGAGTTGAAAGACTTAAAATTACATGAAAAGTTTGTATTCAATGTAACTGGAGAATATGGATGTAAAGATTTTTACAAACTATCTCCATTAGAAGATTATAAACCTGAAGAAAATCTAGCTTCATCAGATGAAGCAATGATTGAAGGTGCTGAGGAAATGAGTAGTGATTATTGATCAAATTTTCTAACTATAAGGAAGGCTCCTTTTGGGGCCTTCTTTATTTAAAACTAATCTATGATTAAAGGCAAAAAGAAAGTCGCATTGACTCAAGATAACATCTTGAAAAGAATTAGTGAATATGACATCTTTAAATTCTATATGCCTACTCCTTTCAAAATCAACCAGATTACAAATTCACCATTTAGGGAAGATAGAAACCCATCGTTTCTAATAAGTAACAGATATGGTTCTCTGGGGTATATTGATTACGGTAGAACAGAATTTAGAGGAGATTGTATACACTTTGTAAGACAGCTCTTTGGACTTCCATCATTAGATGAAACACTTAGAAAAATTGATCAAGACTTTGGCTTAGGTATATCTACTGGTAAACCAACAGGCGAATACAAACGCATAGTAGCAGAGTATAAGCAACCTGAAAGTGTTGGAAAGCGTTATGCTAAGATACAAGTGCAACCTAAGAAATTTACAAAGATGGATCTTGATTATTGGAATGAATATCATCAAGATATTGAAGACCTTAAACGTGAAAATGTTTATAGTGTCAAACAAATATTCTTGAATAAAAAAAGATTTTCATTCGATGAAACACAACCATGTTTCGGATATTATTATGAAGGTGGACATTGGAAGATTTATAGACCATTTGAAACTAAAAAAAGAAAATGGTTACCTAACAATGTTCCTATCACAATGATGGATGGTAAAGAAAACATCAAAGACGCTGATATAGCTTTCATAAATAAAAGTAAGAAAGACTATATGGTTATTAAAAAACTATTAGACACTACTTGTGCTGTACAAAATGAAGGAGTGGGTTGTTTTTCTCCAGAGAATGTAAAATTCTTACGAGATAATTCAAGACAACAGATTTTGTCATTTGACAGTGATATAGCTGGTGTTCAAAGTAGTTTAGAAATTACAAAGCTATTTGGTTTCGGTTATTGTAATGTGCCTAGAAAATATCTTGCAGAAGGTATTAAAGATTGGGCAGATTTAGCTAAACGATACGGAATGGATGTAATTCAAAATTATCTAATGTTAAAAAGTATAATTAATTGATAAAATGAAACATTAAGAATGAAAGAAGTAAAAGGAATCTTAGAAAAAGTTTATGATAACGAAACTCTAAGAAAGACTGTAGTACCCTTATTTATAGGGAATCCCGGATTAGGGAAAACTGTGATGATACAAGAGTTCGCAGAATCGCGTGGAGCAAAACTTGTAGAACTTATTACATCACAAATGTCTCCATTCGAGATATCAGGTATTGCTATGCCTGATAAAGAATCAAAAAAGATGACCTATTATAACTTTGATAAGTTAGAAAATCTTCAAGATGGAGACATTCTTTTCTTTGACGAATTATTAAATGGTAATCCAGTGGTATTAAATGCATGTCTAACAATATTAGAACAAAGAAAATTTATTTCAGGTGAAAATTTGCCTAATATTATGATAGTAGCAGCAGCTAATCCACAAGGTTCTGTTCCTTTAACACCACAAATTAAAGAAAGATTTGTGTGGTATAAGGTAGATTATGATCAAGACATGTGGGTTCAATACATGAATAGTAAGTATGCTATGCCTAAAAAAATAGGTATAAAATTATCAAAGTTGATTCAAGAAGAATCTTTTAATGGAGATAATTTTCATACTCCTCGTAGTATTGATAAAGCAGTTAATATGATAGTGAATGAAGTTCATACACCATATGAATTAACTGTAAAACCTTTACTAGAGACACCATTTCCCAATCCTTTTAGAGAGAACATTGTTCTTCCTGATGGAACAGAAATGGCCCCTGGAGAAATGATGCCATGGTTAAACATGTTAAAACTAAAAATGTCAGCATAGTAAATATGAAAAGATTAAGAAGTGAAAAATTTACACTACCAACAGTGTATTTTGTAACAGACAGAGCTGAAATAAATGAATTACCAGTAGGTGTTCCATTTATTTTTGGTGATCCTGAAGTTGAACCAGAACTAGTTCGTATGCTAGAATATGAAGTACTATTTCAAGAAGCAATTAAGTCCGGATATCCATTCAATTTTAAACAAATTTTGATTGATAATGGTTATTTAGATATGGCTGAATATAGATATTCTATTCCAACATATTTAGAACTTACTACAAATGGAATTAATCTTGAAGATGAAGTTGAAATTAAAGATGTTCTTACTCCATTGAGTAAGAATGTTAATGGTTTCAAAGATTATATTAAAGATAGTTCTAAACTGAAAAAATTGAATATTATTCCTGTATGGGTAGATAAAATTGAAAAAGCTGTCCATACAAATATTCACAATTTTGCAGTGTATAACAATAATATGTATAACAAAAAACTTGAAGGCATGTATGGTGCTATTGATTTAGTAAGTCCTGCTAGAAATTTAATTGTTATAGATATTTCCGGATCTATTCCAAAAGGTGTATCTGCTACTTGTTTATTATTATCAAAAAACTTAGCAGAATCTTTCTTCTGTGATATTTTGATCACTGGAAGTAAGTCAACTCTTTATAAATATGAAGAATTGTATACTTTAAATATAGATACCATCTATGATGAAAATGGAATGGACAATGATCAAACATGGTTTAGAAAACTAGTAGAACAAGAAGCTAAATATGATACAGCTATTGTTTTCGGTGATAACCATAATCCAGGATGGAAATGGACTAATTCTTTTCAAGGAAATACAGGTCACATTTCTATATCTGATGGACAGAAAATTTGTAAATGGGAAGTAGAGAAACTTATTAGTTTCCATACTAAACCTAAAAGAAATGGCAGAGAAACACCCGAAACTGCCGGATATGGTCTATGGTTTACACCAGAAGAAGTAGAACATATAGAAGATTGGGTGAAATATTTAAATAAGTAAAATCAATAATCATTAAATTTTTAGAAAAATGAAAAAATTTGTAAAAGCAGAAGACTTAAAATTAGTAGGGCCAGGTTACTTAACTGTTGGTGGAGATGCAAATAATGCAGTAACAAATGATGCATTTGTTGCAGCTCAAAAAAGAGCAGAATATGTAGTTACATTCGCAAGACATTGTGAAGGTAAAGACTTTGAAGGTAAAAAGGCAACTACAATTGCTGAAATCAGAAAAGCTGTTTCAGAAGAATTGTCTGCAACTTCTACAAAATATGTAGATGTTCCAGAGAAAGCATGAATTTGAAGAATTTGGTTTATTCTTCGAGGAAGGAATAGTTAAGCTTAATAAAATTTACACAATGGCAGATGTCACTAATGCAGTGAAATCTACTATTGATTTATTAGCCTAATTGTTTCACATAATAAATAAGCCAGGGTCTAAAATAGATCCTGGTTTTTTTATTTATAATTGATATAATGGAAAATATTATAAAAATATTAGAAATTGATAAAAATGAATTTCAGAAATTATCTACTCTAAATATTATTCAACAATTAATAAATTTAGATGGAGATGAGTATTCTGATGGAGAAGTAATTGATTTAATACAAGAAGTTTTAGATTATGAGAGAACAAGTTGAAAATGCAATGGAATGGTTAAAACAACAACCAATAAAAGGTTGTATAACTGGAAGTTGCTTATTAGACTATTTCCCAGGACAAGATATAGATTGTTTTGTGTATGATGAAAAGAGCTTTAATAAGCTTCTTTTCGCTATGGAACATAATGATATGTTCACACAACTCGATCCATTGGAAAAATGGAAATGGGAACAATACAGAGATAAAAACAACTCTACATTTTTCAAGTTTGGTTTGATTACTATTAAATTTCATTATAACACTTGTGTAGAAATCAACGTTATTCTGAAAAAGAAAGGTAAAGACATATTTAGTGTAATATCTACATTTGATTTAGATATTATTTGTAAAGGATATGATATTCAAACTAAGCAGTATTTGGATTTATCAGAAAATCTTCCAGATAAAGTAGCTACATGGAACAAGTGGAATACTACATATTATTCGGATGAAATATGGCAAATCAGTAGAGTGTTAAGACAATTGAATAGATGTTTTAAATACCATAAAAGAGGGTATAACACTGATGCAGTTGTAAGAAAGTATATTGAATTACTTGAAAAACTTCAAGAGTATGAGAGTATTTTC